ATGAAGCAAGATCTATTTCTTGCAGGTATGTTGGGTCGTCTAGCAGAACTAGAAGCATTAAACGCAATAAGAGAACTGAAAAAAGAAAAAATAAAGAAGAGAAAATCTATGGGTCGTCAGATAAAAAAGTTTTTTCGTATTCCCTAATTTCCTGCATTGTGAAGTCCTTTACCTGTAATCTTGGTATCTTATTTATTTCATAGTTATGTTTAACAATAGCAGTCCTTATATGCTCGTTAATCCAATCCCCATCATTAACAGTTAGGTCTGCTCTAAAATCTTTAGTTATGTATATCTTGTGATCCACCCCACGCAGTTCTACATCCAGCAATAATCTGACTAAATTTTTTCTTCTGTTGTCCTGTAAAAATTTTAATTTTCTGCCAGACTGTGTTTCCTCTCGCTTCATTTTCTAGTTCACTAATTCGTTTGTTAATAGCATCATATCTCACACAATATTCCTTCATATCCATATTTTCAAAAAAGTATTGCCTTTCTAATTCTGCAAGCTGATGCTGATAATTTTCTATCAAATCTTTGTTATTCACTGCTTTGACTTTCTACCCTGTATTCTGCGTTCTACAGATTCTCTCCACATCAATTCATCTTTAGCTTCAGCCACCTTGTATGTTGTGCTCGGATATATACGTTCCAACTCTTTGTAAGCCACTTTTCTGACCCAGGCTGTGCCACGGATGCCTTCTTTTTCAGCTTGCTCTTCTATAAGTTCTGATCTGTTTGGATCGATTAGTACCTGATAGTAACTTTTGTTTCCGTGTTTTAATGCCATCTAGTATATTACTCTTGTACTACTCTACCACCAAAAAGGGAAATCGGCTGCCTCTATTTGCTTTTTCTTATACTTTTTTCTGGCATCTCTCCTTTTCCGTGATTTACCTGAACGTATCTCAATAGCTGACTTTAAATACTCTATTGCACTGGCTAGATCTTTATTTGTGGCTTTGGGGATCTGTTTATATAGATCCCTCATAAGATTAGCCCTTATCTCATCCTGCATAGCACACCTGACTCTTGTAGTATTCTACTTAGTCTTAGACCAGTATTCAATAAGCAGCTTCAATTCATCAATGCGTTTCAAAGCTGCCTGAATTTTTTGTTCTGTTGTCAATGCACCTCACTCCATTTGTCGCCAACGGATACTTCCGCTAATGCTGGAACGTCACCCAACCATTTCGCTTCCGCTCTCTCCATTGTTTGTTTTAAGATCTCAGCCCATTCATTAGCAATATCTTCTTTGACTAAAAGAATCAATTCGTCATGCAC